TTCAAGGATAGGCAATAAAGCAAAACCGATTGTTTCTTTTGCTTCGTCGAACGCAACTTGCATGCGTGCAATTCGTCCCGCGTATGTATCAGCGTTTTTAGCCGCTGCCCCGCCAAATAAATCTGTAAGTTTGCCTTGAACGTCAGTAAATGACATTGTTTTCAATTCAGCGGCGGAAAGCCCAATGCCTAGTTTGCCCAGTGAAGCGGTGTTGCCGTCGTACGCTTTACCTAATGCGTTTGCAACTGTTTCAAGCGGCTTGCCTGTTGCCGTGGCAATGTCCAGGGCGGTCGTCAATAAATCTTGCGCCTTTGTGATGTCTCCAGTTGATCTAACCAGGCGTCCTAGTGCTGGGCGCAGTTGATCGTCAGCCACACCCGTGGCAAGTGACATTTGAAGAATTGATTGTTCAGTGGCTGCAATTTGTGCATTTGTTGCCCCTGTGGCGTTCTCTAAGGCTAATGCTAACTGTGTCTGTGCCTTTTCATCTTCAATGGCGGCTTTGACGCCTTCAACGCCGATTTTGATTGCATAAGCACCAGCGGCAACGGTAGCAGCGGCAAACGCTGCGCCAACCATTTTGCCAACCTTGCCCATTTTGTCGCCAAAAGTATCAACGTCTTTACTGGCTGCTTTAAGCGATTTGTTGAGATTGTCAACGTCACCAAGTATGGAAAGTTTAAGGGTACGACTGCCAGCCATTAGTTGTACTCCTTAACGATCTTTGCAAATGATTCTTCCCAGCGTTTAATGATTTCGGGTTGGGCGCTTCGAAGGGTTGGATAGATAAACCAACCGCGTGAACCGCGACCTTCACGACCTGACCACACTGGAAACTGCTTAAACTTATTTGAACCGAATTCGTAACCGCCCCAAACTTGTTGTGTCGTGCCGCCACCGCTTAGTTTTTGCCCAGCAAAACCAAATGAAATTTCGCCGATCTTTGACGACTTAGAAACCTTTGAACCGTCGGCGACGCGATTGTCAACCAGGTTGCGGGTACGGCTTGACGCCGTTGCCTTGATTTTGCCTTGAACGTAAGTTGCCAGTTCGCTGGTCGCTTCTTTGGCTTGAGTCAACGCTTGGTCGTCCATTGCTTTGAACGATCGGACAATGGCGCGCAGTTCGGCTTTGTCGTAGGAAATTGCTTCCTTAGCCATTTGCTTGCCTTTCCAAAATTTCGATTATTGTCAGAATGTCCTCGGCTGATTCAAACTCGCTGGGCGGTAGCCCCGTTGCCAGGGCTACTTCCCACACGATTCGACTTAGGCTTCCGACTGCGTGACTTTTGGGTTTGCTTCACCGACGATCACTTCGGAAATTGTCTCCGTCCACACTTCGATTGGCTTAACTGGCTTACCAGCGGCTTCTCGCTTCATGGCGTGATAGGCAAGAAAGACAAGATCGGAAATTCCGATTTTCTCTTGTGCCTGGGAGATTGTGTTCCCTGTGTGTTTTTCCCATTTCACCCATTCAGGCGGTGCCGCCGTGTAGGTAACTTGGTTTCCGTCGTTGTATTCGATTGTGATTGGCAGTTTCATTTTGTCTCCCGATTAGTTGTTTTTAACTGAATGTTTCGGTTGGTGTTCCAACCACTACAAATGATAGATCAACCGTCTGTGCGTCAGGTGCTGCACCGCCGACTGCTGGAAATACTGGCATGACATTGAATGCAAACACTGCGCCAGTTGCGGCGGTAAGTGAAGCAGCCAAAACCGTGTTTGGTGCAGTTTCGCATGCAGTCCATAGGGCTTCGCATAGTGAACCAGTCGCGCCCCAGTCTGCCAGCATTGAAACGTCGAATGACCACTGGTCGTCAATGTGCTTGTAAGCCTTGCCGTCAAGTGTTTGGTATGTCTCGACTGTTGGTGAGTTTGCTAGAACCGCGCTTGTCGCCTGCGCGTCGTAGTTAACGGTCGCGATCGTCAACACTAAATCGCGACCCGTGATGATCGTTGTTGGCACGTTATCTCCTTATGTTGTTTGTGTGTAGTACGTTGAAACGTTTATGTCAGCAACCAGCATTGGAGATTGTCCTACTTCCAACACTGTCGGCTTTTCAATGACGCCAACAACGTATCCTGCGGGCATAGCCGCAAGAATTCCCATGATGAGTTTTTCCAGGTTGTCCAGTGAACCCGCATTGCTATTTGAAGCAACGACGGCAGTAATTGCAAAATTAAGTTTGACTTGTGTCTTGGCTTTGCCAATTAAAACAATTTCCATGTACGGCGAATCAGGCACGACCACTATTGCGGGTGGAATTGGTGCTTCGGGAACGCTTGGGTACACGTTGGCAGATAGTGATGAAAACGCGTTGGCTAGTGCTGCGCGGGTTTCGGCGACTGAATTGGCGGGCACTACTGCACGACCGTTTCGACGTCTAAAAACGGCTGAAGTAATGAAGACACCCTATTTGTGAGACTGCGCCCCATGCGATAGGGCGTGCTGGCAAAATCTACGCCTTCAATTTGTCCACCAGCAGCAACGCGTGATTGAAACACTTCAACGCTAACTGCAAGAACGGCTGATTCAATTGGCGCGCTGGTCGCGTATAAATCAGCAGCGGAATAACCCTGAAGGGTTGCAGTGCCTGTTGGAATTATGTCGCGCAATGTGACGTTTGTTGAAGTCAATGCGGCGGTAAATGAATAAAGCGTTGCGCTAACGACTGTGTGTGTTGCGGTGAAAGGTGCTGGCAAACCAGTCACAATAACCGATTGACCTGCAACAAAATGATGATCGCGCTGCGTGTAAAAATAAGCAACGTTTGATTCAAGTTTGTACGACTGAATTGCTGAAGTATTAGCAACAAGCATTGGCAAAATTACAGCCTCGCTAGTGTTGATTATTTCATCTAGATAACTGTCACTGTATAAGGAAACGGACACGCCAAGCACCGTACGCAATTGACTCGCTGTGACAATGGCTGGCATGTCCGTTCCTTTCGATCGGCTGCGGCGAGATCGGGAGAACCCGCCGCATGATTAGTTTGTGGCGATTAAGCCTTGTTGTTCTTGAACGCACCCGCGGCGATCTTTGTTGCTACTGCACCGAATGAATAAACACCAACGGTGATTGAACCGTCAGCAGTTGATTCTGCGCGTAGTTGGTACGAAGTACCTTCGTACCATGTGTATGCGTCAGGGTTGACGACTAGCAATGTTCCGTCTCCGTCGCCGCCGTTTGTTGGGTCAACGTAAAGGTTCAAGCCCGCAACGTTGCCTGTCAAACTTGTTGGCAATGCGCTACCTGGCTGGTTGCTAGGTTGTGAAACTGCTGAATAAATTGGGCGACCTGCGTCGTTTAATGTCATTAAGTTTGACCATTGACCAGTTGAAGCAATTAGGTTGCGTGCAAATGGATTTGCAAGTCCAGCAGTTGCGCCATAAACGCTTGCCGCACCACGACCAATAATTCCAAGCAATTCAGCGGCTGTTGGGTATGTTGCCACTGTTGTTGCGTCAAGTGACGCGTTTGAAATTAAAATGCCATTGACGTATGAGTTCTGCGCCTTTGCCATTGCAGCAACCATGTTGCGAAGTAGTTCGTCGTAGAACAAAGGACTAGTCCTCGTCAATAATTCCACGCTAAATTTCTGCTGACCCGCAAATTTTTTCACGTCAACCGACAAAAACGCGCTGTTCTGATCTGTGTCTGAAAACGCTGCGTCTTCAGCCGTCACAGCAACCGTTGGTGCTTGTGTAATCTTAGGAATTTCAAATGTCATTCCAGCGTCAGGCAATGCACCGCGAGAGATCGCGTCAATGCTTGGGCGGATTGTCGTTGATAGTCCGTTGACAACTTCAGTCAACTGACGTGTAGGAACAAGTCCTGCGTTGTCTGTTGTGTTGTCTGCTGCCAAAACGTACTGGCGCGCTGTTTCGTCGCCTGTTGCGGCAAGAACCTTGTTTTCCAGGTACTTCGCAGCAGTGATTTCAATGCGTGGTGTTGCTTTCCAGCCACCCACGTTGTTTGACTGTGCAGTCACTGACTTTGCGGCTTCTACCGTCTCGACGGTTTCCGCGTTTGTGACGGTGTTGTCCACTTCGTCTCCTTCTGTTGTTGGTGTGACTTCAGGTTCGATTGTCGAATCTGAAACTTCGTTTTCGTCAGCAGTTGTTGCCGCAACTGATTCGACGCGGGCTGATCGGATTGCTGGTTCACTCGTTAATGCAACGGCAGTCAATTCTCCTGCAAGAATTCGAACCGTTCCGTCTTTAAGTGTCTCGTATTCGTCAAATGAAACTTCAACGCTAAATCCGTCGCGCAAACCTTCTTGGGCTTCAACAAGTGCGTCATTGCCTGCGGTTGTTTGTGCAATTTTGAATGTTGCGTCAATTCCTTCGTCGCTTGATTCAATTGAAAGTGTTTTGCCAATTCGACGTGTACGGTCATGTTCAAGATTAAGCAAAACTGAAGTTGCTTCGATTGAACCCTTAGCAAATTGAACTTTGCCTATTGAAGCGTTGCCAGTTTCCTCAAACGTCACAATGCGACCTGAGATTGTGCGACTGTTTGAATCCGCAGCCGTGATTGTCATTGGTGTAATTACTTTTTTCATAGCAGCATGTCTTCTTCCTCGCGTATCTCGTCAATTGACATTGCGCCAATTCGATTTAAGATTTCATAAACCTGCGCGCGCTCGTAAGGATTGCCACGCAAGAAATCGTCAAGATCAAACAAAACTTTGTTGCCTGCTGGCGTAAAGTCCGGGAACGATAGACGTTGTTCAATTATTGACATGTAATTGCGGAACGCAAAATCAACCAGGTCACGTCGTTTGTCTAGCGCGTTTGAATAAGTAAATGAAGATTGCTGCGAATCAGTGAAGTACGCTGGCAAACCGCAAGCGCGCGATAATTCAAGGGCAACGTAATTACGGGCTTCATTTAGTTGCAAATTTTTTGGGTCATAACCAATTGTTTCCAACGTGACGTCAGCATTTAAAAATGCCGTACTTCGTGACGCTCTTGCGGTTTTCCAAGCAGTCAGCAACTTTGAAACGCGATCTGCTGGCAATGACGTGCCGTTTGATTTCAAAACCATTTGCGGGATTGGTTCGTTAGCAAAATTCATTGCTGCGCGTTCCAGCGAAGCGGCAGCCTTGATTGTGCGACCTGCGCGAGATAACAAACCTTCTTGCGTGCCGTTAAAAACAACCAGGTTGGCTGGGTCAACGTAAGCACCGTCAATTGCATACGACGCAATTTCATAACCCATGCCGTTGGTTGTAATTGTTACGCGTTCAGGTGCAATGCGTTCCATTGCGCGGATTTTTCCTGTATCGGCATACCGTTCCATAACAAATGCGTAAGCAGTTGGAAAAAAGAACAGGTCAGAAATAATCCATGACCAAAATGTTGTGCCTGGAATTCTTGGGTCAGGTTGGTTGATAACGCGCGGTTGTGAAACCTTTTCGCCTGTTGCTTCGTTGCGTGTGTGCATTGGAAGTGATGAGATTGTTTGAATTATGCCAAGTGCGCGTGCGCATGTTGGAACGCTCATTGCTTCGGCACGGGACGCAGTCACTATTCCACCGAATAGGAACAGGTTTCCAATTTCGCTGTAATAAGGTGCAATAGCGGCTGCGTCCACGTTTGTGGCTTCGACTGGAACGGCAGTCGTTGCCTTGCGCGTAAATAAGTCAGTAAATGCCATGCCCGAATTGTGTCAGGCTTATACGTTTAACCGATCATGATGTCAAGATCATTATCCGGGCGTGTCGCGAAGTGTGAAACGAGACTGACTGCCACTGCCCCACAAACGATCGACTGTGACGCCCTTCGTCCAATAACCCACCCGCCGTCACCACGACGTAATTGCACCGCAGCCAAGACTTCTTCAGATAATTGGCTTTGCCCCCTATGACGCAAACGACCCGAATTAATTGCCGACAACATTTCGTCGCACGCCTGCGGATAAGCGTTGTCCATGTCGAAAACGGGAATTCCAGCGGGTGCAAGTCGTGCGGCGACTGCCCCACTGGTTTTGCGACTGTAAAGCACGTATTCAGTCGGATACTTGCGCGCGTAGTCTGCCAAGTCATTGGCGATTGCTTTATCGTCTAATTGCAATTCGTTTGCCCAGGTGTGCAGCAATTTGACCACGAACTTTTCATCTCCCAGTTTTTGAGCGCCGACCAAACTAGCGTGGCGTCTATCAGGTGAAAGGTCGATTGCCAACCAGGTGAGTTTGTCAGGGTCAAGGTCAGCGGTTTTGTCCAGGCAATTACCCCACGAAGCAGAATCGACCGCGCTATTGATCGCGACGACCCAACGGCACAAGACTTCAGTCATGACCACGTCAGGTGGGTCATTCAGCACCGATTTGATGTTGTCTGCATGAATCAGTGTTCCCATTGACGGGTTTGAATGCCTGGCGTTCTCCACGCTGATTTCGTCGGTTGGCGCTGACCATTCAAAATAACCAATGTCATCTTCGACGCCTGCAATGCTTGCCAGCGCTCGATCGCGGAATTGATTCAAGACAACTGACGAAGAATCGCCTGCGTTGGTGTATGCCATGACCATTGGGTTGCTTGCAGCCATAAGTGTGTACCGAAGTGACGCAAAAGACTCAATGTCGTTCATCTCGCGTAATTCGTCCAAGTGAATCGTCGAAGGTCGCGAAACACCACGGGCAGCAGAACCGCCAGCACGCACAATAAACCGATTTCCTGTAAGGGTCTCGATTTCCTCACCGCCATGTTGCCAACGTATCTTCTTGACCTGTTTTGCAAGCGAATCATTCTTTTCAATGATTTGCACCATTGCCCGAAATTGTTCAAGCGACGTGGACAAGCGGTGCGCCGAACCGATTTGCAAATTTTCGTCCCACAAGAAAAGCCCGCCCAAAATTCTGATCAACTGTAAAAACGACTTACCATTCTGACGTGCAACCACGATCGTGTTTACGGGTGTTGCCCAGCGTCCGTCGGGCTTGACCTTGTGTGTGTGGATAAGCGCAAACTTTTGCCATTCCATAAGATCAATGCCAAGACTGCTGGCTAAATCAACCAATTCATGCCCGCGTGACGGTAAATCGTTCAGTGGCGTGTGAATTCTTGGCGTTTGAACCCCAAATAGCCCGTTTTCACGTTCTGCGTCCCTACCCAAAACCGTTTCAAGCCCTTTTAAACCTTCTTCGGTTGGTTGGTGACCTTCTATGACCTTTTCAGTCATTTTCGTGGCTTCTCGAGTCGTTTAAGGGGGAAATTAAACCAGGAAGGGTCAGGGGTGTCCGTG